GAGCACTCCTTTACAAATTATCACAAACCAGGTTTATGAGGACATGTAACTTGCCCTAAAAAGTTTATCATATTACGTTTGTCTTTAATAATAAACTTTTTACGTAAATATTTCTTGCTCCATCATAATAATTTAGAGCATGTATATGTTAATAATATTTTTTTTCAATAATATAATCTTCGTATTCTTCTCTTTAAATTTTTTTTTTTTACTTCAAGCGAGTAAGGACAATATTAACAACATAATCAAATTCATTTTGTCCTTATCATAAAACCCATAGAAATTATCAATAAAGTCACTACTAATTAATGAATGTGATTTTAAAAAATCAGTTACTTTTATTGTTAAAATATATATCTATAGGTAATACAAGTGCGTTAAGAAATTATAATATGTTTAACATATATTTGTTTATAAAATAAAATTATAAATTACATCATCAAGTTAAATATAATAAATTAAATATTATTCCACGCTATGACTTATACTATTTCAAATAAAATATTTATAGTATAAGTCATAGCGTGGAATAATATTTAATTTATTATATTTAACTTGATGATGTAATTGTTATTTGCCATAAGTTGTACATTAATTCACCAGTTTTAATTTCTCAACGCAAATGTATTGCCTTAAAGGAGATAAATATTAAAAATACAAATAAACTAATAATTTAACTGACAGACATTGTAGATGGTAATGCCCTTTGACCACGTGAACCTATATATTTAGGTAATTCTATAAAATTAGCTGTATTTGTTGCTTCGACATGTCTAAATCTTGAAACCATTTCTGGAATTATTGTACTTACTAATATACTAACTGTTTTATAATCTAATTCATATATTTGTTCTTTGAGAGCAAATGGAAGATTTTGACCATACAATTCATAAACACCTGACATTACTGGCATTATATGTTCAACTTTTTGATAAGAAATTACAATTTTTGTTTTTCTTAATACTTCTTTAATCATCCATCTCTGAATTAAATCTATATTTCTCGCAGAAAAAAACGTATCTTTGATTATAAAATTTGCATCAATATTTAATTCATCTAATTCACGATGACCATCTTTAATTGCACTATTTACTTGTTCAAAATATTGATTTGGATGATCGGAAGTTAATAAAAATCCAGCTTGTTGGATATCTTGTAAAAATCTTGACATTAATATAATATCATAAAATCTTTTTTTTTCTTTTTTCTTTTTTATTCTTATTTATAATTATATTATAATGGAATTTAATTTATGGTTATCGAAAATTAATCAATTAGATAATAAATTTTTAATTAATAAACAACATCTTATTAATTTTATTCAATTAATTGAATCAAAATATTTAACTATTGAACGTTATGATAAATATTTACCTGAAATAAAACAAAATAATGATTGTATATTTATTTGGGATTGTGAATTTCAAGTATTTGAACGAAATAAAGAAAATAAAGAAAATAAAGAAAATAAAGAAAATAAAGAAAATAAAGAAAATAAAGAAAATAAAGAAAATAAAGTTCAATATGAAATGATTAATAACAATAAGATGATTCGTTGTATATCTGAATTAGGGCTAATTATTTTATTTAAAATAAAAAATATAATTTATTTTGTTGGTATATTCCATGTTAGTTTTTTAAATAAAACTTTTAATAAAATTAATAATTATTTACCATTTTATCATGAATACATGTCTACTAATAATTATTCTACAAAAAAAATAATTCAAATTGAAAAAACAATTTATCCACATTTGATTTTTGAAAAAATATGGAATAAATTTAAATATGACAACAATAATAAATTATTTCAAGAAAATATCATTAATCTTCTAAAAAATAAAATTTTAAAAAAAAATAAATCAATTTATAAATTATTTAATGATCAACTAAATAATTTAATAAATTTATTGGAATTAGAACAAAGTACAATTTTAGAAAATAATATACAAATAGATAAATTAATAAATAAAATTATTACAAATCTCAAAAATATAATTTATAATAATAGTATCCAAACATTAAATAAAATTAACGAATTTTCTAAAATAAGATCAATATATTTAAATGATAAATATATTCAAAGTATTTTATTAAAATTAGAAGATCATAATATTGTTATCAATAATTTAAATATGATGTTTCGTGATGGATTAAATATTGTCAAGGGATTAGAAGATATTAAATCGATATATAATCATAATATACTGTTAAATAAATTATGTTATAATATTGCGGATCATAATATAATAGATATTGCAGAATACAACAATAAGATATACAATATGTGTGGAAGTGCAAAATTATATGAATCATATTTATGTTTAAATAATTTATATGGTAATTCAGAAAGAAGTATGTTAAATACATTAAAAAAATGGATGGAATCTAATTTTAAACCACATAATCCATTAGTTGATGCTTATTATACATTACAAGTATTCATATTATACAATAAAAACCATTGAACAAAAATATTTAATCTGTATATATATAAATGAAAAAATTTACCATTTTAATTATTTTTGCTATAATTGTTATTATACATTATTGCATAACTAATACTACTTCTTTTGAACATTTTTATCAAATTCCAAAAAGAAATTTATTAGGTCCATCTATTAATGGACATCTAAAAACAGATAAAATTAATAAATTCAATTCAGATCCGAATCAATATTTTGTAAATAATGGATTTTTAATTGATGTTCCTTATAATGAATTTGTAAAAAACAGTTTTACAAATAATATAAAAAAATCTATTGCATTTGCATGTGTCAAAGAAATATTAAATGATACAAAACAAATATTGAATGATAATAAAAAAGCATCCTTATTTGATCATTTTAATATTATTGAATTAAAACCAAAACAAAATGATTATAAACCATTATTAAATCTAATATTTAATACAATAAATACAGTTGCTAAAAAATATTTTTTAATCAAACCACAAAAATTAAATGAATTCAAATTATTTAAATCCAGAGATAAATTTTTATTCAATATCGAAATTTTATCAAATGTTACAAATTATGATGATGATATTGTTAAACAAAAACCCATATTTAATTCTGATTTGAATTATGAAAAAATTCATAATTTTGACACTTTAACACAAACAAATCCATTACAAATAAAAATAATTATTCAAATTGTAATGACACCTACAAATGATGATATATCAATTTATATAAATAATTTATCTGCAATACTAAATAATGATAATTTCACAATATAATAATAATAAATATTATTATTATATAATAAATATCTGAAATAAATATTATATGGCTAATTGTTTGGTCAAAAGTGTTATACTATACATTGTAATTATGACAATGATTTTCATAATAAAACCACAAATGTTTTATTATGATGTTGAAAAAACAAAACTTAAACCATGGAATTTGTATAAAGAAACTGGGTCAATCGAAGATACTGCAACTGTACATACTGCATCTATTATTATTGGTGTTATAGTATTTATGATTGTTAATAATTTGTAATTATTTTTTATTATTTTTTATTATTTTTTATTATTTTTTAACTTTGATAATATTTTAGTTAATAAATATTCTCCAGATGGTTTAAAACTGTTTTCTTCTACTCTTTCATCCCTGAGTCTAAATTTGTTAAAAAATGGATGACTTAATAATATTTCGACGGGAGTTGTATATTCGAGATCACATAATAATCTTCCTCGTTCATTAATTAGTTCAGAATTTAATAATGATGGTGGGACAATACTATCAAAAAATTCAATAACTATATCAGGAACATCTTTACTATTTCGGAAATGGTGTAAAAATCCGGGTTTTTGTAGACTGACCATAAAAAAACAGATATCATAATATCTATTTTGTCGATTAGAGATATTTATTTTATTTGTCCATTCTGAATTAACTTTAGAATTTTCAGCAATACCACTTATACATGCAAAATCAAAATCCCATAATTTAATTTGATATCCGATATTGGGTACATAAAATGTAACATTATCAATTTGATATGTAAAAAAATTACCATTTATTGTTTCATCCATTTTATGAATTAATATATTATTTGCCTTCAAATCATTGTGTCGAAACCCTGGATATCTTTTTTGAATAACAGCCAATACAGATAATAGTTGAAATAACATAACTCGCCATTCTTTGAGATCCATATTTTGTAAGTTATTTCTCATATATTCTAATAAATCTCCTCCATTTGCCCATTCACTTAACAATATAGAAACCGTATTGTGAAATTCACCCTTGTTATATCTATCCACAAATGTATCATATTTTTTATTACTTATAAATTTATTTGTTTTGAGATTTATAAAAGGATCGATATATGCATTAAATGCAGTTAATGGTAATACTATATGAGGAGTCTGATTAGTTATCACAAATTGACTTAATATCTTTAATATTTTTAATTCTGCATTTTCAGGTCTTGTTGAATCATGTACATCATTATGTTCAACAGGATAAGCAACTACTTTAACTGCATAATGTATACAAACATGTTTTTGTGTTTCATCAGGGTGAAAAATTCCTTTGAATGTATGACCAGTTGAACCACTTTTGACATATTTAATTTTTCCACCTATCTTTGATATTACATTCGTAAAACTATATGTCCCTTTGTTAATATCCTCATGAAAATATTCTGTTTGATCATAATATGAACTTAAATCTAATAATGGTTTAATATCTGTTTCATCTAATAGAAATTTGATGAATTTCAATCGATCGGTTATTTTGATGCTTTTGTCATTCATCATGATTGATTGTTGATATAATCTATTATTTCTATCTAAATTATTCATTTTAATGGTTGGTTTATAATAAATATCCATTATTTATATTGTTATTTCTAACTAATTAATTGATATCATTAATTTTTATTTTATTCTATATTTAAATTTAAACAATCAATATAATTATTTATATACTAATTTATAATATAAAATTTTTTTATATTGTAAATTAATTTTATTTACTTAACCATGCACTAATCTATAATATAATATGTTATATATCATATTATATTATAGATTAGTGCATGGTTAAGTAAAATTTTTTTATTTTTTTATTTTTTTATTTTTTTATTTTTTTATTTTTTTATTTTTTTAGTACAACCGATTAATTGTAATTGTGTCATAATATTTTTTTGGTCATCTAAAGTTAAATTTATTTTTTTTAAATTAAATTTATCATTTATGGATATTTTAACTTGTGCGATATCAAATAGATTAACATTTGCATATAACATATCTACTAATATTTTATCAATTATTTCTGTAGTTACACCGTTATATAAATTATCAAATATGCAATACAAGTCATTTATTTTTTTTTGCCATATATTTGATCCATAAATATTTTTAATTAAATTTGTGTTTCTGTCTATTACAAATTTTTTTAATGATTTACATATCTTATTTTCTCCATTATAAAAATTTAATAATGTATATATTTCATGTGGTTCTAATTTTAATTCTATAATTATATCATCTATACAATTATGTACAACATTATATTTTTTCAGTTTATCGGTATTATTATGTTGATTTATATCAGTAAATTGATTAAATAGATCGTTTATGCCATTTTTTTCTAATGTATCGATTAATTTTTTTTGTGTAGAAGTTAATCTAGTTAATGTTTTTTGTGGTATTTCCATTATATTATTTATATTTTATATATTTTCTATATTTTCTATATTTATTATATTTATTATCGCAATAAAATTATATCTCAATGATTATAACAAAAAATTTATTTCTCTTGTTAATCTTGTTTTTATTTATCATATGGTTTGAATATAATTATCTTACACAATCTGGTAATGTTGGTGTAATTGGACCAATTGGTAATATTGGATTAAATGGAAAAAATGGTTTAAATGGTTCCAATGGAATAACAACTTATTTCGATAATAATATAAATTCAAATATCACATTCAGTAAAATTGGTCAAGCTGGTTCAATTGGACCAAATGGTTTTAGAGGACCCGTTGGACCAATTGGTTTTAGAGGTCAGCGAGGTCCAATGGGTCAATCTGGTAATAATGGACCGATGGGTTTAATTGGTCCAAATGGTAATCCTGGACCACAAGGTCCTCCAGGTAAAGATGTTGAATGGCATTTATCATTGATTGATAGAAATAATTGTTTATTACCGGAATATAATGAAACTCTTGGGTATAGTAGTTGTCCAGAAAATAGTGTTATGATTGGATTAGAAAATGATTATAATAAATATAGAATAAAATGTTGTAGTTTAGTAAATGATATTGAATCGCAAAATAGTAAATATGAATTAATAAAAAAAGGTGTTGTACCAAATCCAATTAATATATATGAGTATTGATTTATCTTCTAATAAATTCATTTGCAAAAAATCCAAAATAAGCGGTTGGAATTAAATCTGGAAACCATCTCATTTTTGCTAATAATAAACCATATGCATTTTTTTCAGTTAAATTATTAAATGGTTTACCGACAAAAATCCATTGATCTGGATCGCCTATTTTGATATCTTGTTGGGTAATTGTTGTTTTTACTAATTTACCGTTGAGAAAAAATGAAATTATTCTTTTATCTGCCATTATTCCAATATGATTCCATTGATATAATGGAATTCCATCTAAACAATTATCTCTAACATCTGACGTTACATTGAATATCCCATCATTACCTAAATTACTAAATCTTAATTCTAAACTATTTCTATATCTACCACCATAATCTTGATCACTATTACCTCTAATAATAATACTTGGATAGCGATTTAAAAAATTATTATCTCCACCCCAATGAAAAATAATTCTATTTTCTGGGACCGTTTTACTAATATTAATATAAAAAGTTAAACAAAATCTATTATTTATTCTGACATTATTTTGGTCAACACTAACTGGAACTATATTTCCAGAATAAATATAACCATTATTATCACTAAAACTTATTGAACGATCAATAAATAAAAAATTTTTAAATGATGACAACTGTGAACAATTATCAAATAAACATGTACATGTTCCAATATTTGTAATATCATCGCATACTAATGTGTTTTTGGAAATCATTGGAAAATCGTCATTTATATTTATAGCAGGTGTATTACTTGATAAAAATGCATTTGATGCATCTGTATATATTTTTGGTACAATTTCATTATTTATTTTATTTGTAATAGTTGTATTAATGGTTGCTGTTTTTGAATCTATTTGTTTATTAAATAAAGTGTTGAAAGTATTGGTTGCATTTTGATTTAAAATATTATTTACACTACTGTTAAAATTTGTTTCAATATATCTAACTTTATTATAAGTAGTATAAACCATATATGATAATCCAATTAATAATATAATAATAATAATTAATGGTATTATATTAGCTATATTATTGGATGGTTTAGTTGCTTTCCCTACTTTCCCTACTTTCCCTACTTTCCCTGTTTTTTTGGATATTGTATCAGACATGTTTATAGTATTGGGTATTAATAATACTTTACCATCTTTTACTGGATAATTGTATGTACCGGAAACATCTGGAAATCCTATATTATCAGAAGACATTTTTATTATCAATATAATACATTGATAATAAAAAATTGAAATAAAATTAATTTTTAAGATCTAATTTATTATTACATTTTGGGCCCGTGACTCCCTTAACTATGTCATAACGATTAAAAAATGTCGTTTAATAAAGAATCTATAAGGGTGTCCAGTATGGATACTCAGCAAGATAAAGTCAATTATCATGACTTAACCAATAAATCATATGCATTAAGATTGGTACAATCAATCGATTCATCCTTGTCATGGTTAGAAGATAAGTTTGTATCTGAATTAGGTAAACCATGTTATTATCCTGCATTCGATCATCCAAAATACAAAACCATCCCACATTTACCAGATGGTTATTGTCCTGGGTTCACTTTACCGGATGGAAAATGTTTTTTACATTCAGTTGTAATAACATTATTACTATACAATTTTTCATTAGATCCATCCGCATCAGTAGTTAACATTCGTATCGAAGCATTGCGTGATATTATTAGAGATCTTATGCCGAATCAACGTTTGCTATTAGGATTAGAAGATATGTCTTTTTATCCAAAAAATGGAACTGTTCATGATTTGCTTGTTGCAAATTCAGCACTAATCCATGCACTTGTTTACAATGCTATGATCGCGATAGTTTATAGTTGGGATCATGAAATATTTATGTCACATGTACCTGTGGAAAAACGTGATACTATGTTATGTGATTTTCGTAATAGTATTGAAATGACCCGCGAAATATCCGGGATGGTCCCAATCGATTCAGTAATAATGGCATTTGATAACTTAGCACGAAATCATGTATTGAAACTATTTGGAGTAGCAAAGCTATATGTAATACAATATGCAGGTACAATTCGACGTAAAGAACATGGTAAAATTGTGTCGGAAGACATGAAGCGAAAAACAAATCCATTATATCAACTGGAAAGTTTTGCTTTGCCTAGACGGGCATATGCTGGTTTTACTATAGATATTCCCATCGAACAGTTATTATTTCAACATCCAGTTGTCATGATGATTCATACGTTTGATACAAGTCATTATGAATTTTTGATTGCTTGGAAAGAAGGGATACCAACTGTTCCATGTTGTTGTATTAGTGAAGAACATACATTACCTGATCAGAAGGAATATCCAAAAAAAGTGAAATGCGATGCTGGTTTTTATAATAGAATGGAGTTTATCGTATAATCTATTCTTATTGCATATATGTTTTTTTTATTAAAATTAAATAAACTATTTTATTATTTAGCATCCATTGATTTTAATATATTCACTATTTCTTCATTTAATTTAAGTTTTCGATAATAATGATAATTCATATGATTAAAATACCAATATTGGATGGTTGCATATACTAAAATAATTTGTGTTGCATATAATACTGGAGAAATTTGTGTTAAACACTCAAATTTTTTCATATACATCATATAACAACAATATACAATTGCTATTAATACACATTTACGCCATATTGCTGCTTTTTCATATGCTCCAAATGATGATATCAATTTTTTATATAATATATCTTTGGTGTCATTTGGTTCTGCTTTAGTTCCAAATACATATGCACTATTTTCATCTATACAATGATGTGAAATAGATATTCCATTACATCCCATAGATTCTCTTTCCTTTAAAATTATATATATAGTTAATAAAATCCAAAAACCCAACAAAAATTTATCACACATAATAAATTGTCCTATCACCCATTTTTTTTGTTTTAATTTCCTCGCCATATGGTCCTATTTCTTGCATATATATTAAAAATACTCTATTCTCATACATTTTAATTAATTTATCGTTTACTTTTAATATACTATATTTAATGCCTAATTCAATATCATATGAGATATAGGCGACTTTTTTTAAATAATTATATAAATTTTTAAAGTCTGTATTGGATAAATTTTTTATTGTGATGAATGGATTAATTTTACATAAATATAATACTTCAGCTCTAATATAATTTCCACAACCGGCAACAATTGTTTGATCCAATAAGACTAAACTTATTTGTTTAGTTAAATTTGATTTTTTTGTGATTAAATCATAAAATTTATTAAATTCATTTTTTGGATTTAATATGTCAACACCTAATTTATTTAATTTATTAATTAAATCTTGTTGATTAGATATAATAATATTACCAAAATTGCGCATATCATTAAAATAATATGATGATCCATTAGAAAATACAAATTCAACGTTATTATGTTTTTTACTGTATACACCAACATCAGGTAAAGATTTTGTTTCACTAGATGAAAACCAATATCCAGACATACCTAAAGTATTAAATATTACAATATCATTTGCATAAAATTCAAAATAAATAAATTTCCCTTTGCAATCAATATTTGATATTTTTAATGGTAATAAATTAAAAATATTATTAAATTGATCCGTAAATCTAGTATATTTTCCATTATGTACTACAATTTTTATTAAGGTTTTGTTTATTAATTTTTTTGACAATTTGTCAACAACCAATTTAACTTCTGGACCTTCTGGCATATATAAAACGTTATATGAAATTAAAATTGAAATTTTAATTTCATATAACGTTTTATATGTGATTTTAATTATAAATAAAACTATGGAACTAAACAATAATCACAGTACTAACTATGAATGCGCTTACCAAAAAATTTATTATAAAAGAAATTCTAATAACTATCGTAATTTTACCGGTGAAAGACGTAAAAATTATGATAAACCAAATTATGGTCAATTATATATTGATAAACTATTAAATGGACAACCATCAAATGATAAACTATTAAATGGACAACCATCAAATGATAAACCGTTTATTAGACAACCATCAAATGATAAACCATTCAATGCATCAAATGATAAACCATTCAATGCATCAAATGATAAACCATTAAATGGACAACCATCAAATGATAAACCATTAAATAGACAACCATCAAATGATAAACTATTAAATGGACAACCATCAAATGATAAACTATTAAATGGACAACTATCAAATGATAAATCATTAAATAGACAACCATCAAATGATAAACTATTAAATGGACAACCATCAAATTATAAATCATTAAATAGACAACCATCAAATGATAAACTATTAAATGAACAACTATCAAATGATAAATCATTAAATAGACAACCATCAAATGATAAACTATTAAATGGACAACCATCAAATTATAAACCGTTTATTAGACAACCATCAAATGATAAGCCATTTAATGCATCAAATGATAAACTCTCTAATAATTTACAAGATTGCAAATCAATTGTAATTACACCTCCACCTGGATTAACATTTTCAAATGGTAAACCAATTACTGACAAACCATTTGGTTTAAAACAACATAACAATATAGAAGATAAACCAATTTTTTTTCGTTTTGCACATCAAAATAGTGGTAAAACAATTGAGATAATGTTAAAAAATAGCAAAATATCTGCACTAAATGAGGTAATTCAGCTAAAGAGAACAATAAAGATGTTAAAAATAGATATGCTACGAACAGAATTAAAATATGATATTGAATTTCCATTTAATTATCCAATTAATAATGAATATTTGTGTTTATGTAATCATGAGACACAGATTAGGGTTTTACAGGAATTTATATCTGAAATGATTAATTTGGATAGTATGGTTAAGATGTTATTTTAAGTAATATTGTATTTTTTTTAAATATAAATGATAATTAATTTATGATAAATATATGGTTTACAAAAAAATATTTACACCTAATATTAAAGTTGTTTCAAATACATAACAATATATACTGTCATTTTTTCAGAAATTAACAAATTTCTGAAAAAATAGTAATTTAACTCATATAAATTTTTTAACATTTGCAATTCTGATAATTCTTCTAACGATTTATCATCATTTATTTTATATGAAATTTTATTTATTTTTTTTAGTACATATCCATTATAATTTTTATTGAATATATCATTACTACCATAAAAATTTTCTAATTCATCAAGCTCATATATATTTTTTTTGTCTTGAACTTTAATGGTTGATTTTGTTACATCATTTTTAATAAATTTTAAAGTCTCATTGTACATTTTAGTGTATGCTTCTAGCCATTTATTAATGATTTGTTTATGTTCTGCCGTTAAAATCATATCATAATTGATGCATTTAATAATTTTTTTTAGTTTCATTTTTTTAAAATTGGACATTTATATGTTCAGTAATTGAATTAGTATTTGTTATGTTAAACCATTAATGTGTATTAATATTTGCAGTTGTTTCAAATGTTTTTGGAAGTACATTGTTGTTTTTATTAATTGTTTTTTTTAAATTTATCTAATGCAATATTAATTTGTTCTTTTTTGTGGGTGTTAATTTTTTTTTATTTTTGTGAGCTTAAGCGAGTAAAAACAAAAAAAGCCAAAAAATCAGTTAAGGTTGTCGCTTTAACAAAATAAACCTTTAAGGTTTATTTTGTTGAGTAAAAATTGACATTTTAAATCTTCAAGGTGTAAAATAATAAATTATTTTAAATATTCAAATAAATTTTTAAACATAGTTATTGTAATGGATTTCTAGAAATACACAAAACAGTGTTATATTCTTTATTTGCGACTTTTAAGGTACAATCAAAACAAAAATCAATAGGTACGTCATTGTATTCCTTATTATTAGACATATATGCAACAATTGGCGTAAAATTTAAATTTGAATTATTTAATAAGTATTTTTCATACGAAACAAAAATATCTTCTGTAGCAATGTTTTGTAATGCTTTATCACTACCTAGTATATTAGACATATTTATGATATTTTTTAATTCTATGTTATTTTTTTCGTGATTAATTTCCATTTTAATACATTCAATTGCATATTCTTTTAATTGCTGATTCATCATTTCATTTAATTTGTCTACTAATTGAATATCTTGAAAATATGATTTAATATTTTTAACAACTAATTTAACTAATTCATTATAGGCAGTATTCTCATTATCCAAACACCAATATATATCTTTTACAAATTTACATTCATATTGTCCCATATGTGTTTTTTCAAAGTTAATTAAAGGGCTTAAAACTTTATTCAATTTGTCGTTCGTATCATTTATAATAACATCAATTAACGATTTTAAGTTATTTAATATTTTAATATCTTCTTGTAATTTTGTATTATTACTTTGATAATCAAGAATTACATTCTGTAATACATCTAATTCATTCTCTAATTCATCAATATTAGAATAATCAGTATAATGATTAGAAAGTAATTGTAGCCTAGCAATTTTTAAGTTATCACATTCATCATCTTTAGCTTGCCAATCGCTAAATAAAGCATTTATTTTATTATTATTATCATTAATAATTTTATTCTTCTTATCTAATTTTTCAGTGATTTCAGTTATCAATCTACATAATTTGCAATATTTTAAATATGGATCCGGAATGTTTCCGTACTCAATATCTAATTTTATATAATTATTTGATAATATATTATCTATTGATTCCAAATGAGAATCTTTTGTATTTCCAAAATAATGAATATCATATTGTTTAGTGAATTCGTTTACATGTTTTTGAAAATCTTCTTCATTCGTTTTATTAGCAAATTTAAAACATAACTGGTTCGTGTTATATTCGATAGTTATATCTTTAAACATTTGTTTAAAAGTTAAAACAATATTCGCATAATATTTAATTTTTATTACATCATTATTATTACTATTTAATATTTTTACAGATGGATCAATTACTGGACTAAACATGATATTATAATTGCTACTTATTGAGCTAGAATTCATTTCTATATATTTTATTATAATAACTAAAGATATTTTTTATCAATTACAAATTAATTATTTTAATCCATCATTCAAAAAAATACGTATGTCAATTAAATTAATACATTTAAATCGTACAATTATAAATTATATTTTTTTGTAAAAATCATATAACATATTTACAATACCAACTAAATTATATTTGTAATGTAAATATGACATTATATTTGCCATACAATGAATATTAGTTATATCCTCATTAATTAATATTTTTATTTTGTCAACATAATATGATATTATTGAAATAAACTCAATATCATCACTATATATACATCCATAATCTAACATCAATAAAAAATAATCTAATTTATTTTTATTATTACCATTTAAGGTGAATAATCCAACCATTGCATTATTTAACACTTTTATTGTAACATCAATAAACATTAATATATATGGATTTTCAACTATTAATTCTGTAATAATATCATCTGTTAATTCATTAGTTGGAATAAAATTAATATTTGATGCACAGTTTCGAATAGCTAAAAACATAAAATTTAATTTTTGTTTTTGTGATACATACTGATAGGCAAATGGATTCTGTTTTATTGCAATTTCTACAATTTTATTATGATTTTTATATTTAGATGATGCAAATTGTATTGCCATGCCATTATTTTTAACTGCTTCAATTACCACATCGAAATCATTTTTAAATTTTTCATCAACATCTGCTAAATGCATACCATCGTGTCTAACAATTGATAAAATTAGATCTTTATCGCTTATTAAATAATATATATTAATATATTTAATAAAATTATAATCAATATTTAGTTGTCTAATAATATTTCTTTTGGAAAAATATTTTTTTATGGAATTATAATCATATTTATGTAGTCCAAAACATACATATTTATTTGTCATTATTTTATCAATATCAATTACATATTTATTATATTGTATATATTTACTAGGTACAGATATTAGATCATTAACAAAATAATCATTAAATTCATTTTCATACAAAAATAATCCATTTATATTACACTTAACAAATTTATATACATCTTGTATTTTACCAATATAATATTTATAATCTGAATCAGAATTATTTTTTGTTATATCCACATCTGATAATGAAATGAGATCATATTCTAAATCTAAATCATATCTTGTAATTTCAGCAAGATGATAAATGTATTTGACATAATTAATAGAATCATTTATTTGTATTCCGGTACATTTATTATTATTGTATGACAAAATATATTCATCAAAATCTTGTTTATATAAAAATTTTATTTCATTATATATGTGTTTATTGATATCGACTATATCTATATTATTTTTTATATATAACATCACTTTTTGTTTAAAATTATAATTTTTGACAATTTCATTGATTTGATTTTTTAATATATTATTATAATGACCTATAATTTTATTATATATATATATTAACTTATCATTAATATCTACCATAATATAATTATCATAATAATTACTTATGTTTAATTATAAATTAACCAAAAAATAATATTTAACAATTAAAATATCGATGATACCTCCTAATATTAACAATCTGTTAAATTGATACATATTTATTAAATACAAATTATACATACCATATTAACTAAATTAAATTTTATTTTATCATTAACCATATCTATATTATATATTACATTATCCAAAAAATTTGTTCCTGTTGTATCTACTAGACAAAATTTATTTTCAAAATCTTTTAAATAAGATATATCATATTGTACATTTATATATATTGTACAATATGAATATGTTCCGTGTATACATAATTGTTGTTTCAAATTTAATGTTTTTGTAAAAAAATCATTGTCATCAATACACATACCATCTGTTTCTTCATCTGGTGAAATATACATATCATTATCATTATTATGTTCATGTTCATGTTCACATATTAGATTATCATCAGGAAAATCAGTATTTATTATTTTTTCAAAGCTATTTTCTAATTTTCTTCTTTTCTTCTTTTCTTCTTTTCTTCTTTTGAACAATATAAAATGGTTTATAATAATATGAATATATGGTAATAAATTAATAAATTATTCAATTTTTATCTAGAATATTAAAATTAAAATTTATATTTCAGATGATTTATTTTGATTTTTTGGTTTTTCTACGATTTTTCTATATTCTTCAATAAATAATTCATCAAATGTTTTCAATAATTCTTTTTTGATTTTTTCATCAATTGAAAAAATTTTAGTTATAGAATTATTTGGAAAACCGTATAACCCACAAATATTTGCAACTTTAATAACAAAAGATCTTTTGTTAATATTATTTGTTAACATCATTAAATAATTATGATAGACTTGAATATCTAATGTATGCAAAATAACATTTTCCAAATCATAATCTATACAATAATTATTAGAAATAATATTAATTTCATTGTAAAAATTTTTGAAATTTTCAAAATCAATCAAAAAATTATAACATAATCTAGCTTCATCTAAGTTTTCAATATAATCATCATATTTCAATATACAATTTTTCATTGATGCGAATACAAATACTTCTTTGCCAATAATATTTGTATATTTTTTAAACCAGATATTATAATCAGTTTTTAGATTATTAATTCTTTGTTTTTCCATTTGTTCCATAAAATGATAGGGTTGTCCATTTTTTACACGACAATCAAATTCTTTTTTAATGTCTTTTAATGTTTTAATTTTTTTACGATCATCTGCAAATTCAAATCTTGAATTTTCATAATGTTTTGCCTTATTATTATGATATTCTAATAGTTTATTTAGATGAAAATTTAATTTTTCAATTTTTAATTTATTATCTTCAATTGCCAATATTTCAACTTCCTTATCACTTAACAACTTATTAAAATCAAAATTTTCTTTTGGACGGAATGATTTTTGTTTATAGGTAAAGTGGTTTCTCAAACTGACATTATTTAATTTATTTAACATTGATATTTTATTAATCAGATCCATATATTTTTCAACATCATTTGTTGATATATATAATTTTGTCAAATCAACAAAAGTAATTGAATAATCATATTGTGGAATCAAAAAATGAATATCATTGATTATTTGAATATTTGAACCTACTATACCTGCATTAAAAAAGCAATCTTTACATTCAATCATTTCATTTTCTCCATTTGATAAATGTAATATATTATTTTTATTTTCAAAAGGAAAACGTGACATTGTATTTTGCAATTGACTTAACAATAATTCACTTTTTTCACTGTAATTTAATAATTTTCTAAAATCTCCAATTAATGATTCTTGATGTCCAGAACCACAATGAGTAATTTTAAAAAAGTTTTTCCAAGTATTATCATTTGACCATTCTATTGATAATTTTTCTGTATATTTACTAACTTTTATTAAATAATCGATATGTAATAACTCATTTAATTCAAGTACGGATTGATGTAATTTTAACCAATCTTCGGATGTGCCTAAGATACGAACAGCTGGTAAACTACATTCCATAATTAAACAGTCATAATAAATTTGAACCATATCTGCAAACAATCCTTGCATACTTTCATTATATAATTCAGGAGTATGAGACCATATTGGGAAAAACTTATTATAGTTTTCTTCATTAGGAATTAATTTTTTTATTTCCGTTGTGTATTGTGCAATGTCAATTTCTTCTTGTAAAAATGTTAATGTAATTTTTTTATCATTTTTGGTAAAAATATGTTTGAATTTTTCTTCATTTTTTTTTTGTTTTACAATTTGACATATTTGATGAAAAATTACATTCCATAAATACCATGGTGCTATTTCAATACCTAAATCTTGTACATATGCAGAATATAAGTATTTTAAATATCCACCATGATAACAATCATAAGTATTATTATAATTTTTACGATATGATTCAATAATATCATTGTCATTTTTTTTTCCTTCATCTATCATATTTCGTAAAATCTTAATAATATTTTTTTCAAATTTATCTTGTTTAACCAAATTATTTGCTCTGGTTAAATTTTGTTTATTAAAATTTTCCAAAGAAAATGTATCTTTTGCAATATTTACTGGTTGTGCTTGTTCAGGATAATTGAATATCAATTCAGACATAATAATAATATTTATTGAATATATAAATATATTCAATAAATATTATTATTATCAATTTTTTTATTATTAGATAATAGTAGTTTGATGTGATACATTATATCAGTAGTTTAATCTTATTCATTATATAATATGCATTAAAAATATATATTATATATATGGGCAAAAGTTTGGACATGAAATTAACATCTTTTATGATAAATTATATTCAAATTACTCCTAAATTAAAAAATTTATTT